TAGTAGCCTTTGCCACCTTAAACGTTTTCAGAAGGAAACCCGGTTTCCACAATCTGTATTCGTACAAGTCAGCCGCAAAAGCATAGCCAAAACCCTTATACGGGTTTGCAATGGTAGAGCCATAGAGAACATTGGAACGTTCCTCGTGATTGGCGTCCTTCCACCATACGAACTTGCCACCTCTAAATTGTTTAGCGGAAGCAAAGAAGGTTTCTAAATTAAATTGTGCCATTTTTTTAATATTTAAAGGGCGTTTATATCCAAGTTTACACTTGAACAACTTGACGTTTCATCGAACCACTACTTCTTAGGGAGCTTGTGCTCCGGTCGTCCATAGTTGGGTTCTCACCGTCCAATCCCCGATGCGCCATCGGTTGGGTTAATACTATTTAAAGTTTGACGGGTTTTATGGCAGCAAGGTAGTCTTCCATTGTTGTTTTCTTCCCGGCAGGAGATAATGGTGTAATATCACCAATAGAGCTTCTGAATATATCTTGATAATCTTTCAGCAGTCTTTCTGCCTCGGCATTAATATCAGCATCAATTGCGATATTCTGCTTACCAAGATAGTTACGAAAAGATTCATGTAAATCTTCCCTCACCTTAGACTTGGCTGTGTCGTATATCTGATTGCGAACAGACTTCGTTTTCTCTTGCAATTCAAATTTTTCCAGCCTATCAAGTTTCTCTTTGTACTCGGCAGGCAACTCAAATTTCGGAGGCTCTTGATTGCCTTCTCCACCATCATTACCTTTTTCAGCCTTTTTCTTCCATTCTTCAATCTGAGATTTATATTCAGCTTCCTTAGCTTCAAATCCCTTAGTCGCTTCTGAGAATGCGTTCTTTCTTGCATGTCCGCTACTTTCAACCGAAATATTCAATGCGGCTACTAAGCCAGCATCTTCAATCGGAGCATCCTTGTAAGCTTCTGCAAATTTCTCAGAGAACTTATCTCTGAATGTTTCACTCAAATCAAAATTACGTTCTTCGCAAATCTGATTAACTTTAGATAAAACTTCTTCTTTTTGTGCCATTGTTCGTCAATGAATTATTATTTTGAACAAAAATAAATAGCTTTTTCGTTACTCATACTGTGGTTATCGAAAAAGTAGCATTTTTATTTTAAGGTATATAGCTTGTTTTTCGATAAGTGGCATATATCGAAGCTTAGATTGCGTATTTTTGTAGAAAAAAAGAGAACGGTATTTATCTACAAAGTATCACTTAGCTTTTTATAAAAAAAGCCAATGTAGCGAAAACCAAGCTACACCTAAAAAATAGTATTAACCCAACCGCTGGCGCAGCGGGGATTGGACGGTGAGAACCCAACTATGGACGACCGGAGCACAAGCTCCCTAAGAAGTAGTGGTCCGATGAAACGTCAAGTTATTCAAGTGTAAACTTAGATATAAGCGCCTAAAGAACCATTATGAGCGAGAAAATACAGAAAGACAAAATTGTTAGTCCATTGCCGGGTTGCCAATATGAAGCCATCCGAAGCAATGCTGACTATGTTGTACTTACTGGTTCCGGTGGCGGTGGAAAAAGTTTTACATTAGGTTATGCTCCAATTTCATATCTATATGAAAATCAAGGAGCAAAGGCTGTATGGTTCATGCGTAACGTTGGCGACTTTTTTGACGCTGGGAAAGTAGTGGACGGTCTTAAAGAAATATATCCGCTTATTGATAGACGTTTCAGAATACAACCAAGAGAACCTATTGGAGAAGTCATTAAGGTTCAAGACGATATGGGTGTGAAGTTTTTCAATAGTTCTGAAATCAAATTCCAGCAGTTGAATAATGAAAGTCCCACTGTAATAGATAAGATATTCAAAGGATTGCAGTTTAAGAAAGCCATATTTGAAGAATGCAATAAATTTGAATGGAGAACTATTTCTACTTGTCAAACCCGTCTGCGTGCAAACACTAAGGGTAAAGCTCAAATATATCTTGCCCAAAACCCAGAGCGTGAATGCTTCATACGTAAGCTATGTGGCTGTGGCAAGAATGGTGGTGGATGGATTGGAGATGATGGAAAACCCATTAAAGAAATGAATGGAGTTGTTCGGTTCTTCCACATTGTAAAGGGTAACTTGGATGAAGTCTATTGGGGAAATACTAAGGAAGAGGTTTATTCTAAATGCAAAGACATTATAGATAACCTTTTGCAGATTGACCCGGATATGTCTTATGAGGACTTTATTATGAGCATGGTATTCTTTACTTTTGATGTGAGGGATAACCAAGCTATGCTTAAAGCAAACAAAGGTTATCGCGCTATGGCTGCAACATCTGTGCTTGCAGATTCAATGTATGAACCTAATTGGAATTTCTCTATACAAGACGAAAAAGAAGAAGAAGAAGATAATCTTTCCGAAGTGACAGAGGATGATATTCTCAATATGTTTACTCATGTTTCTCCATGTAAATGCAAGAAGGAGCGTATTACCGTGGATATGGCAACTACTGGGGAGGATAACTTTGTAATGAAGCATTGGGTAGGTTTCCATTGTGACGATATACAATATTGCATGAAAAACTCTAATCTTGAAGCTGTAAAGATGATTAAGCAGTTTATGGTTAAGCATGGATTGACTGATAAAGAGCTAATCATTGATGTGCAAGGTAACGGTTTCTTAAAAGAGATTTTCAATCTTGTATCAGCAAACGGTGGAGGTGTCGCATTCTCCGGAGCGATTGCCGCAACTGCTAAGGGAAAGAAACTGTATGAAAGGTTTAAAGATGAAGCTGCACACCTTGCTACCCAAATGATAAAGGCTGGATTGATAACCTATGACAGACAGCTTGCTAAAATGAGATATACACATCAGAAGCTAAAGCGTGAAGGCTCTACTACTGTCTTAAAGCAAATGCAATTTGAGAGTAGAATATTCAAATTTAAACGCTTGCCTTCGGGACGAATACAGTTTGAAGGAAAGAAGGAACAACATGCTCTGATAAAAGGCTTTTCTCCCGACCTTACAGACAATATCATTATGCTTTGTGGGGGATTGTGTTATGACTGTTATAGGGAATTGGCTGGTGCTACTGGTGGAGAATTGAGAAGGAAATTATCTCTTGAAGATATAATGAACCAAGTAAATGGTACTGCACAACCAACAAGGGAAAGAGGAAAGATTACTAATTCAGATAAGATATTGAAAATTTTAAGCAGCATATAAAATGGGCAATTATATAGGACTTGACACTTAAATGATTATCTTTGTACATGCAGCGAGTAGAAAGACATATAGCAATAGGCAACAAGCGGTTGGATGAACTTTGCTTCCTATCCAAGAACTTGTACAACTACGTAAATTATCTTATTAGACAAGAGTTTACGCAGCATAAGAAGCTTTTGTCCGAATATGAAGTTACTACCATGCTCGCTAAAGATAAACAAGCGGACTATATAGCCTTGCTTGCACAGACAAGCCAGCAGATTATAAAGATACTTTTCAAGAACTGGAAGGGATTCTTTAAACTTTGCAAGGTGAAGGACAAACTGAAAGCCCGTCCCAAGTTCCCCAAGTACAAGCATAAAACGAGAGGACGCAACATTGTGGTATTTACCAACCAGCAGTGTAAGTTGAAGGACGGATATATCCATTTTCCGAAACGTGCCGGAATAGAACCAATAAGAACCAAAGTGGATAACTTGTGCCAAGTGAGGATAATCCCACAGTGCAGTTGCCACATAATAGAAGTAGTTTATGAAAAAGAGAAAGAAGAAGCCACCGAATTAGACGATACGGCTTATCTAAGTATTGACTTAGGACTTGACAATCTCGCCACATCATTTGACCCACAACACAACCGTTGTTTTGTCATTAACGGCAGACCGCTAAAGTCCATGAACCAATTCTTTAATAAGCGTAGGGCTTTCCTAATGAGCTTGATAGGTAGTCGGGGAATGAGCAGGCGTATCGGAAGGTTAACTCTAAAGAGGAACTGTAAAATACACGACTATATGCACAAAGCTTCAAGATTCATAGTCAACTATTGCAAGAATAACCATATTGGTAATATTGTAATAGGAAACAACAAGGATTGGAAGCAGAACTGCAATATGGGAAAGGTGAACAATCAGAATTTTGTGAGCATTCCTTTTGAGAAGCTAATCTCCATGATACAGTACAAGTGCGAGGAAGTAGGAATTAAGGTCACAGTTACGGAAGAGAGCTATACTTCCAAAACCGACCACTATTCAGACGAAGCCATGTGCCACCACGAGAACTATATGGGAAAGCGCATAAAGAGAGGTCTATTCCGTAGCGCATCGGGCAAACTGATAAACGCTGACCTAAACGGAGCGATAGGAATTTTAAGAAAAGTAGTCGGTGAACGCCTTTGGCAAATAGCCGATAGAGGTGGAGTGGCAACACCATCAAGAATACAATTTGTATAACTTTAAATAAATGTCATAAAATGATAACGAGAAAAAACATTGATTGGTATTTGTCAGAACCAAAGCGGCTGTTATTGAAGAAGCCTTTTACAAGAGGTGGAAAATTTCAGTCGTGTAAAACTTATATTGGTGATGTTACACTTAACCAAAAATCAACTGCCCAGTTGAGCGACTTGACATTGCAAGAGGTTTCACAAGACCTCTATCTGAGAGAGTACGACCCTTCTCTACACAATATAAAGTATAATAATTCAATTCCTAAGATTGCAGTCAGAGTTGGAGATACTGATATAGTCATAGATGAACTTGTGCTGACAGTTTCTTTGCAAAAGAATATTCATGCGGCACATGTTCTTCATCTCACTGCTAATCCTATTTCTTTTACTCTCTGTAATATAGAGAAGAACGATACCATCAGTAAGAAGTTTCAGAACTTCAAGCTGGAATGGAACATGAGGAATATGGAGCAAATCAAGTACGAACTAATATCCAAGCAGAAGAAGGTTGGCGATGCTGGCGTACTATTCAAATTTGACCCTATAAAGAAAAAGGGAACAGTTAAAGTCTATTCCTATGATGATGGATATTCTGTCATACCCAACTACAATGAATATGGAGAAGAAATTTCACGCTCCTTATTTTATAAGATAGATGATTTGACAGAAGTCATTGATACATTCGATGATAAGTACCTTTATCGTTCAATACGAAGCAAAGAAGGAGAACCTACCAATAATGGATGGGTTACTGAAAGGATTCTTCATGGGTTTAGCCGTAATCCTCTTGTCTACCATAGAGGCAAAGTAGCTTGGGAATATTCTCAAAGTATAATTGAGATAATTGAATTGCTTACAAATATACATGCTGTGACATTAAAGCGGTTTGGTACTTGGGGATTAGTTTTAAAAGGGGAAATGAATGAAGACAGTTTCAAGAGAGATAATGGAACATTGGTTATCAATCTCCCGGCAGACGAAGGTTCAAGCTACAAGACAGAAGCAAAGACGTTGGAGTTTCCAGAGCCGGAAAGTATGATTGCTTATCTGGAATATTTGTTGGAACAAGTTTCAATCGCTTCATCTGTCAGCTTTATCACTCCAAAGGATATCACTAATACTGGAAGCGGTGGCAACGGTATTGCATTGTCTATGCGTAATGATATTGCACTGGCTACTCAAAGTGTTGCCGATTGGTCTGATTCTATCAATGAAATAACCTATCTTTTCCAAGAGATGTTAGGATTGGAAGAAGACCAGACGAATGCTTATACAGATTTGAAAATTAAAGCCAAACTGAATATTTGGAGCATGGAAACCAACAATACTAAGATTACCAACTTAGCTATGGAATCTAAATGGATTTCCCGACAAACATTGATTGAAGAATCTCCGTCTTCTGCACCAGATGAACTTGACCGAGTAGAAAAAGAAAAGAAGCAAGAAGAAGAAGATGCTATCAAGCAAGCTGAAAAAGCTGAACGGATAAGCAAGAACAACAATACAGAGATTATCGAAACTCCTAATAAAACTACTTACAGTAGCAACGTTTAAAATAACAATATCATGGATTGGACGCAGATTTTAGTATCAATACTTGGAGGAGGAGGTTTCTTAGGTGGAATAGTTTCACTTGTAAATATGAAACCTTCTCGCAAGAAAGCGATGGCAGAGGCTCGGACAGTTGAGATTACCAACCTTGAAAAGTCAATATCAATAATGGAAAAAAGCTACAGTAACATACAGACGTATGTGAACAAGGAAGTAACCCGTATTGAAAACGACCTTTCAGAACTGAAAAAAAAGTATGAAGAAAAAGTTATCTCTATACGGCAAGCATACATTTGCAAAGTACCAAGCGAAGAATGTCCGGTGCTGTTAAAGCAAGCAAAGTTTGATATGGCACATGAATGTGAAGAATGTCCGGTGCTGTTAAAGCAAGCAAAGTTTGATATGGCACATGAATGCGATGAATGTAGAGGTTGTGAAAAAAATGAAAAGAAGGAGGACTGAAAATGAATATAAAG